ACTGGCACCGTTCATCGTCATGCAGGGTGCAGTCCCGATGATGAAAATGAACGTCAACGGACAGGTGGTCTTACGACCATTGAGTGAGGTCCAGTCTGCCGAGCAATCGATGCAGGCTGCGAATGTCAGACACCGCCAAAATGCGGAATGGCAAAGAGACCTGCAGCAGCGTGAGCAACTGATGGAGACGAACCGTCAGCAACTCATGCAAACGCCGTCACCACCCGCGCCTGCGGACGTGAAGGACGATGCCAACCTCCTCGCGAGAGCGCAGGAGACCGTCTCCGAGATGTTTCACGGAGATGAAGATACTGCAGCTGCGAAGCTGGTTGATTTCGTGACAAGCCTGCCGCAAGCGCAAGCCCAGCAGGTGAACGTGGAAGAGATCGAGCAACGTGCTGCCGCCACGGCGGAACGCAACCTCCAAGAGAGGGCGCTGAAGAAGGCGGTCGATGATGGCTGGGAACAGTTCAAGATCGACTACCCGGACTTAGCAGCTGATCGAGGACTTGTGCGATACGCCGATGGCCTGACCGATGAGATCGAGGCGGGTAATCCGAGATGGACGCCTACTCAGGTCATGGCCGAGGCTGGGAAACGAACGCGAACTTGGCGTGATTCAAAGCAGGAATCACTCACTCCGCCGCCGAATCCCTTATTGGATCGTCAGGAACGTAAACAGGAACTGACGCCGCTACCACCGCCTAAGACTGGGCGAATGGAACCGGAGCCGGATGTGCCTGAGCAAACACCTCAGGACTACATCAATGAGCTACGGAAAGAACGAGGCCAGTCAATCGAGGCGTAGGAGCGTCGTCACAGCGAGGTGAGAGGCTATGTCTGGTCAAGTATGGCAGACCAACAGCCTGGGCGGATTCATGTTCTCCGTGAACTTGAGTCGAAAGCTCAGGACTGCGCTTCAGCCCATGACTCGCTTTCGCCAGTTTTGTGATGTCCGTGAAGCGTTTGGCCTTGGAAAAGGCGACACCTTCAACTGGAATATCTACAGCGACGTAGGTACTGCAGGCGGCACACTGCTGGAGACAGCGGCCATGCCTGAGAGCAACTTCACAATCACCCAGCAGTCGCTGATTGTGACCGAGTACGGCAACTCCGTGCCGTATTCCAAGAAACTCGATGACTTTTCCGAACACCCGGTCACCGAGATCATCCAGAAGGTGCTGAAGAACGACGCTCGCAAGACGCTCGACACAGCAGCCTTCAATCAGTTCAACAACGCCCTTCTGAGGTTCGTATCGACCGACGCATCGGTCGGGACGCTGACTACCAACGGTACGCCGGCAGGTATCGCGACCCATGTGCTGTCCTCAGATCACGTCAAGCTCATCGCGGATACGATGGCCGAGCGTGATATCCCGACGTTTGATGGCAACAACTATCTGGCGGTCTCACGGCCGACCACGATCCGGGCTTTCAAGGACGAGCTGGAGCTTCTGCACCAGTACGTCTCAGAGGGCTGGCACGTCATCATGAACGGCGAGAAGGGACGCTACGAAGGGATTCGGTTCATCGAGCAGACCAACATCCCGTCGCAGAACTTCACGAACTCCCTGGACCGGGTGTTCTTCTTCGGATCGGACACGGTCGTCGAGGCGTTCTCGGTGCCCGAAGAGATTCGCGGCAAGATTCCCGGCGACTTCGGTCGCTCCAGGGGTGTCGCCTGGTACGCAAACCTCGGATACGGGAACGTGCATACGGACCAACTTCAGTCCCGCATCATCGTTTTCGATTCCGTCTCTTAGGAGGACGCCATGACAGGATTCTACGAAGGCGGCGAACGCTCCTACCGGTTCGAGGCGCTTACGGTCTCGTCCGCAGCGGTCATTGGCCGTATTCAAGGTCCCGCCGGCAAGATTGGCCGGATCACGGGCTTCGAGTACGTCTTGACGACCGGCGTAACCACAGCCGCAGCGGCCATCACGGTTGACACGAACGCGGGCCTCACCGCTCCGTTCGCAACCACGATGCCTGTTGCAGCCATCAATACCGGTGGTGCAGCTACCCTGACCCAGATCAAGGACGGGGACGAGCTGCCAGCCGACACGATCGTGGAGATTTCGTCTGACGCAGCGGCTGGTGCCGGCGCGGCGGACATCATCCTCACGGTCAACTGGTACTAGGAGGTAGCCATGCAACATGGATCAGGATGGGGCGCTGGCGCTGCCAATGGCAGTTACGACCCCCCAAGCCACACCAACTCGATGGTGCGCGGGGAGTACTCACGGAAGGAAGGCGCAGGGGTAGGCTTCGGCCTGTCGTCCCTGGAAGGCTTCGATTCCGAGAATCACGGCCCCACGTACTGTTACGAGCGGGACCCCCTCACCGGTAATGCAACGGAACGCATAAAGCCCTACATCTCGTACAGCTCTGAGCGAGTGACCGAGAAGGGCGTTGGCATGACGTTGTTCTGAGCACAACGGGGGAGCTTCGGCTCCCCCAGCTCTGGAGGTGAAAGATGCGCGATCCTTTGAAAGGAGCGCCGAGGCCGTACATCAGCGAGAAGCTTCAAATCTCTGAAGTGGACATGGACAAGCTGCTGGGCGATTTCCACGAACAGTTTGCTGCGGGTGAGGACATCGTTGAGGGTGTCGCCGGCAGGAAGCCGATCGATACGACGTACGAGAACTGGGGAGACAGTACGGTTGAGCGCCCGGCGAGTCTGGGATCAGGTCAGCCGACGCCTGTTGACACCGACCGGCCTAAATACCCCCACCGCGAACTGTAGGAGGACTCGATGTCTGAAGAAGGTTTTGACCGGAGCAAGCCCTACGGTGAAGTTCTGGAAGTGGGCAAGCCGAACAAGTATGTGCAGGACGGCGTGATCTACGACAACTCAGGCAAGAAGCTGGGGGAAGACCCTAGTGTAGCGGCTCAGAAGGCCGCTGATCAGCTCATGGAAGCGGAGCAGAAAGCCAAGGATGTGGAGGCGACCAAAGAAGTGCTCGCTGTCGAGGAACGTCTGGGCATGGAACCGACGGTCATAGACCCAGGTGCGGAGGCGACTCGTGAAAACGCCGCTGCACTGCAGGCCGAATCCGCCGCGGAGTAGCATAGATGTCAGACTTCCTCACACTGGTGCAGGACCTACACCGGGAGTCGGGGGCGTCTGGAGTCGCGCCGACGACGATCGAGAACCAGACCGGAGAAAATCTCCGCATGGTCAACTGGATCGCCAGGGCCGATCAGTACGTTCAGAACCTGTGGACCCGGTGGAAGTACCTTCGTTTCGAGTATGTGGGGGTCACGGTCGCCTCACAGCGCGACGTCGTCAAACCCGGGACCATCAAGACCTGGGACAACGACACCTTCTTCATCGGTGGTGATCCAATCGAGGCGGTTCACTACAACTCCGTCAAACGGGAAGTGTTCGACCTCACGTTCGAGGACACTCCCTGGCGGATCATCATCATGCCGAACGGTGATTTGCGCTACGACCCGATCCCGAATGCCATCTTCAACATCACAGCGGACGCCTATCTGCTGCCCGTGCCCCTGACGAGCAATGCTCAAGTATCTTTGATCCCTGAGCAGTTCCACAACGTCATCCTGGGCCGCGGGCTGATCCTCTACGGCAATTATGAGAACGCGCCCGAGATCATCGATCAGGGTCAGGACCTGTACAGTGATCTGGAGATGCTGGAGTCCGCGCACCTGATGGCAGACACCGACGACGTTCGGCATGTCGGCCAAGGTGGCTTCTTCGAAGTGATTGCGGAGTAGGCCGGTGCCTGCTGCAACTGCTCGCCAGAGAGACCAGCGCGACCGTAGGGGCCGAGGCAAAGCTGTCACAAAGGCTCAGTACTATGCGCTCGGGGGTGGTCTCGACGTCGTCTCGCCCGCCTTGTCGGTCCCACCAGGCTTTCTGTTGGCCGCGGTCAACTACGAGCCGTGGTACAACGGTGGTTACCGGCGCGTCCCTGGCTACGAACGCTTCGACGGCCGGCTACGACCCCACCTGCAGAACTTCACCGGGCTGACGCTCGACACTGTGGCCGGCCTGGTCAAAGGCACAACGGTGCTCACAGGAGACAGCTCGGGTGCCACCGGCCTGGTGGTGGACTTCGATGCAGCCACACTCTCAGTGGCCGTCGTTAAAGAAACCGGCCTGCCTTTCACACCAAGTGAGGACCTCAACACCGCCGCCTACACGATGACGGGTGCCGGGGTCCAGAACGGGTCACCCACCGAGGACCTGTTCAAGCAGTACCGGCTGGCTACGGAGAATGAATTCCGCAGCGACATCGAGGTCATCCCAGGCGCCGGAAATGCGCGAGCCGCGTGGCCGTTAGACGATCAGATTTATGGCATTCGAGACAACGTCGGCCAGACCGCGGGAATCATCCACAAGGCCAGCTCCTCCGGGTGGACAACTACCGGGGTCACCATGGCCGACTACATCCTGTTTGATGCAGGGGTGGCCGCGGGCGCGACCGTGGAGGAAGGCGACACCATTGAGGGCGGCACCTCGGGCGCTACGGCGACCATCCACCGGATCATTCTCAACGGTGGCTCGGTGGCCTGGGACGGCTCAGGTGAGGGCTACTTTGTCCTGACGAATATCGTAGGCGGTCCCTTCC